TCTCCTGCTTGTGCTGGAACTTGTGATTCAAAACTTGGTCTCATACCACCTGCATTTGCTTTAGTCATAGCATCTAATATCTGTGCTGCAAAGACTTGTTGGTTATCTCTTTGTTTTGCTATAACAGGTGGAGTTGGTGGACCTGCAACAGTTGAAGGCATAGTAAATGTTTCCATAGGCACTTCTATATTCATTAGTTCTTCACCAATTAATTTATTCATACCAGCAACATAGTCAGCTATGTCTGTTCCATTAGAATCTTGTTGGCTCATATCCAATGTTCCTGTATTCTTTAAATCTCTTGCATCTCCAGGTCCTGCAAACCAAGCAACAGATACCAAATCCCAGGAACCAAATTTATTAAAATACTCTTGTACTTTATATTTAGCTACTGCATCTTGTGCAGCTTTATCTTTCCAGTCAGCACCAGCAAGTCCAGCTTGTTTAGACCATACATCCCAATTTATATCAAGTATTCCATAAGCACCCAATGCTTGTACTCTTATAGGTTTTCCTGTAACAAAATCTTCTATAACACTAGGTGAGTGTTTAGCTAAATAATTGTTTGTACTTTCTTTCATTTTTAATGCATTTAAATAAACATCTATTAAAGCTGGATTTGTATTCATAATGTCTCTATCTACTTCCATAATATTACCTTGGAGCACCTGTGATGCTATTAAGAATGATACTATTAGTTGTTTGAATATCACCATAATCTTTTAACCTTTCTTGTTCTTCAGCAGTTATTTGTTGAAACTTTGCAAACATACCAGCACTAGGGTCTATTTCTGTTAATTCTTGTTCTTCTATTATTTTTTTCTGTATGTGATTACCATACTCCATTAAGTTATCAGGAGTAGCAACCATATTATTTGCTTCTTCTAATAACATAACTTTTTGGTTATATGCTTTTTCTGATTCTGACATATAAGTATTAGCTAACAACTTTAACTCGTATGGCATTGGGTCTCTGCCTAATTGTTGTTTGAATAAATTATTTACACTTGTTGCAATACTGTCATAATCTGGTGGTAAATAAGGATCAACTTGTAATCCTATAGCAACAGGATTTTGTATATAACTTTCTAATACATTTTGCCAACCATTTTCTTTTTTACCTAGACCTATAGAATTAGCTTGAAACATTAAACTATACATTATTTTGCCCTCTAATTCTGGTTGCCACACACCAGGTCTAAATGGTTTGCCTACTTTAGGACCTAGCAATCCTGCATTAACTAAGTCAGCTTGTAACTCCATTATTTGTTCTGGTGTAGAATTTAAAAATTCAAAATCATTGTCATTATTTTTATAAAAATTGTCACCATAATCAGCTATTGTTGTTTCTACACCTTGATACATTATTTTTGTATCGCCTTCAACACCTATAAATGGATTATCAAATGCTTGTAAATCTTGCAATTCTTTTCTTAATTGCATCATCATTTCTTCTTCAGGAGATATATCTGTTTTATTTCTTGCTTCAAACATACTTACATAGTCATTCCAGCCATAGGATAATGCAGCTTCTTTAGCATCCATATATGTTTCTGCTAACATAATTGAATTAATTTGTTCAGCAGTAGGAACAAATCTTGGACCACCACTAATTCTTCTATCTAGTAGAGTAAATATTTCATCTTTAAATTTTTTTAACAGCTCATCCATAATTATCTATTATTACCTTGATTTAATTGTAGCAACAAATCATCTTCATATTCTGGTTGTAATTCTTTTGCCAATAATTGGTCATAGATAGGACCAAAATCTGGGTTTTCATCTATAAGATTATCAGCATATTTTCTTAATATCTGCCTTACAGCAATATATTTATTAGATTGTTTCCAAGCTGTTTCTGATTCTCCTTGATCTACTAACAAATCAATTACCATTTGTCTTTGTTTTAAATACTTATTTATTGTAATAACTTGTTTGTTGTTTTGTAATGCAGGGTCTTTCACCATTTTTTCTAACTGTGTTATTTGCATATCTATAGTTGGTTTGTTAGGTGATCCAACAATGTTAGGTTGTCCATAACCCCAATATTTATCCATAAGTTGTTTTTTGTATCTGTTTCTAACATATCTAGCAGGTTCTGTGTTGTCTCCTACAATACCTAAATCTCTTTCAAACTTATCTAATGCTACTGCACCTAGTAATTTATTTTTAGCTATTGCCCATTGTTCAGGTGTACGATATTCTCTTTTGCCTTCAAACAATCCTTCTCTATACGCAGTAAAAGAAAACTCTGCATATTCTGGTGGTGGGTCTAAATACCAAGCAACATAAGGATAATCTTCATACAATTCTCTGTTCTGTTGATACCATTTGTAACCTTCTTCTGTTGTTGGAAATTTCTCTATAGATATAGTTTTAGATACAGTTAATGCAAGTGGATTAAATCCATATCTATCAGTAAATACTTTTAGTGCTTGTGTGTCATCATAATTGTTAGATGCTTTAATACTTCTGTATTCATCTGCAAGAGTTTCCAAAAAAAACATACGAGAGTTTTCTGGTGTTATTTCATATATTGGAGTTGCAACACCTGAAGGACCTAACATCTGCGATACTGCTCTTATATAAAATAATCCTTTTGCTTTATCTACAGCTAAATCCATACCTTTTTTAAAACCATCTTCATTACTGTCATCAATGAGACCTGCATATAACAACGCTTCGTATGTGTCCATAACAGTATTACCAAATATACCTTGTGAATTTTCTTCTTTGTTAAAAGCTACTTTATAAAATTTATCTATCCACGCAGGAACAACACCTGCAGCTCTAGCTATATCTCCAGGTTCTTTTATGTTTGGTGCAGGAAAATCACCAAAAATAATTTCGTTTGCAAAACTATCTTCTGGATAATTTCTAAATAAAAATGCAGCAGGTAATCTTATGACAGGACCAAAACCAGGAAGTATTGTCGCAGCTATATTTAAACTTTGTGCATACACAGGTAAATTTACATTAACATCTAAAGGATTTTCTGAATCGCCAAACATCCAATCTTGTACTAATCCTGTACCAGGATAATTAAATACTACTGATCCGTTAATAGGATTTTCATAAAAGAAACCTTTACCTGTATCTTCTAATGTATCTGTTGGTTGTGTTGCACCATTCCATATAGTTGAACCTCTTGATGCAATACTAGGGTTTGTACCAAGCAATCCTAACCAAGTTGTTAATACTTCTTGATAAGCATTACCGAAAGGAAATATCCACCTTGCAACATCCCAAAATCTTCTACTTTCAGTTATGTCGTACAATAAATCTTTTGTTTTTTGTACAGCAGCACCTTTAGCAAATATTTCTATAAGTTCTGCATCATCTATTCCTTCTTCACCAGCAGATTTGTATAACTTATCCCATTTATTTATTTGTTTTTCATTAATACCAGCTTTTTTTGCACCCTTTAATATTTTTTGTTTTACTGATTCAGAACTAATAGATATAAGTTCTGCTGATTTGTTCCAGTAAGTAGATTTAAAAACTGGTATTCGTGACATATTGTTAGTTGGTCTTGTCATTAACCACTCCATACCTAGCTCTGTTATTTTTTGTCCTATGCCTGGACTTTTAAGTTCCATAGGTACTGTTCTAAATCCTACATCTTCAGTTAAACCATCACCAAATTTAGCTATATATTCATCAATAGCTTTTTTCTGATTATCTGCATTTGTTTTTGCTATTTGTCTAGTTCTTTTTGAACCTAATTGGTTAGCATTAAATAATTCTATTTCTGCTTTTGTTGCAGAACCTCTTGTTATTTGTTTTATGTCTATAACTTTGCCATCAGCATTTTTAAATTTACCAGTAGCAAGTAACTCCCACATCTCTGCTGTAAGATCTCCACTCTTTGATAAATCTGCTGTTATTGATTTTTCTAATGTATTTAAAAATTGTCTAATTAAATTTCTGTCAGTAGTGTCAGTTAATACTTGCCATATGTTTTCTTTGTTCGTACTAGTAGATATAGCCAACATAGCATCTCTTAATTCATTACCTTCTTCTAATAAATCATCTATAAGTTGTTCAATAGCTTTAGATTTTTTTAGTCGTGATACAGCATTATCAGGACCTAACATTTTTATTTCTGCAATTTTTTTTGTCAATTTACTTTCTAAATAATTATTAATAACTCTAAATTGTCCTTGATTCCATTTAGAGGTGTTTGCTTGTGTTGCAGTTCCTGCTCCACCTACTCTTTGTACTGTTTCAAACTCTATGCCTAATCTATCTAATCTACCTGTAAGATTATTGAATGCTCTTGATTCTGCTTCTCCTATACCTGCTTCAAATACACCATTATTTAACCAACCAGACCTAGCAGCAGAAGGTCTTACATCTATTAATCCCATTCTTCCTAAAATATTCATAGGACTTAAATAATTATCTCTAATTCCTAAAACACCATCAGCTATAACTCTTAATTGTTCTTCTGCTATAACACGAACTGTCCAAGCAGGTCTTAACAATGCAATAGGTTTAAAGACTTTACCAACATAATAATTCATAGCATTGTCTATTCCTTTTTCGCCAATAATATCAGCCATTCTTAAAAAGTTGCCTTTCATACTTTTGTCTAAACTATTAACTAGTTTTATAACTTCTGATGGTTGTGGCAAAGTTAAATCTCTTGTTAATACAGATTCTATAATTGGTTGATTAGCAAATGTATCAAACCCTTTTGTTATTTCTTCTGATGACCAACCTCTCTCACTAAGTTGTCTTGCCCATTGACTTTTAAGTTCATTAGGTAAATTACCTAATTGTGTATATACTCTTTTGTTTTTACCTACTTGATCTGGTACTTCCTCTATGTATTTGCCTAAGTTAGTAAATACTTTTTTAATTAATTTTTCTGACCTGTCATTTAACTTACCTGTATCTTCAAAGTTTTTTGTTATAACTTGTCTTAATGAACCCATATCTTTTACAACTGAATTGATAATTATATTACCTTTTAAAAATGGATCTTTTGTTCCTAACGCATCTAACTCACCAATTAAATTAGACAATCTTTTATTTCTATCTACTATTTTACCTGTTGGGTCTAACTGTTTTAAAAACTTACTATAATTTACAAGCAATTGATCAGGATTACTAGCTCTTAATTTTATATTGTATTGTGGACCAAAGTATGTATCAAAATATTGAGGAATTTTACCAATTTTTTGTAATTTAGGAACCATACCTTCTGTTGCAGATGCAACTACATTTGTATTGTTTTTTAATAATTCTTTTACTGCTTTTAATCCTGCATCTCCTGTTTCTTCTATATTTTGCAAATCTAACATAAATTTTGTTGTTTTATCTGCTAGTTGTTGGTCACGCATAATATATTTATTAACAAATTTGAAATTAGATTTTTCTAATATTGTGGCAGGATTATTTTTATTGTTTAATAAAAACTCTGCAATTTTGTCGCCATCTTTAGAATCTATAACTTGCTCTACTGTTCTTTTACTAAATGACTTTCTTACCCAACCATTTAGTAAACCAACACTAGCTGCTGCATCATCAGACAATGCTAACATTTTTCTACCTGCTTTTACAGTTTTAGTAGCTTTACCTAGTATAAAAGTAGGATCAAAAATATTTGCAATTAAATCTACAGTACCTGTCCAAAAATCATACGCCTCATCTTCTGGACCAACAATAAAATGTAATGGTTGCCACATAACTCTACCAAAAGTAGCTTGTGTTCCTTTGCCCCTAGACGCTAAAGCTCTCGCTGTGCTTTCTGGTAAATCTACCTTTCTTGATTCTTCCTCAATCAATGTCCATATATTTTTACCTTTGTTTTGCAATACTTTTGCTCTAGCTTTTTCTGTACTATAACCTTTGTCAATTAAATCTTTATATTCTTGTGTATCTTCTGGATTTGTGTCACCAAATATTGCTGTTCCATAATCAATTACATTTCCTTTTTCTCTTTCTGCTTTCCATATACCATAAGGACTTACATCTGCTTTTTTCCAAGGATTAGATACACCTTGTTGTTTTAAAGATATAGCTCTACCTACTCTAGGAAATGTATCTTCCCACACAGATCGTAATCCCATAAAAGCATTTTTTAAAAATAATTCTCGCAAACTAGATACTGTGTCTGGATTAGCACCTGACTGTGTTGCAATAGAGTTTTTTAATCTTTCAAAAGGACCTACTTTATTTCTCGTAAAAAAAGTAGTCATTTTTTCTATAAAAGAATCATCAGTATTGTTTTTAGCCATTTGTACCATAACTGTTTTTGGTACACCAAAACTTGTTTGATTAATTTTACTAAATTGTTCTGCTTTATCTTGTGAAAAATTTTTGTAAATCATTACAAGAACTCTAGTAAACTATCATCTCCAGTTGCTAACCAACTTTCATAAATAAAGTTTTTAACATCTTCTAAACCTTGTTCAGATGTTGTCATTGGAGTAACACCAGGTCCAAAAGGTAATCCTGATGTAACAGGTTCACTTGGTCTTTGTGTTTGTGCAAACACATCCATTTGAGGTATTGGTCTCCTCATAGCAGGTTGTGCTTGTGGAGTAGTATCTTTTGGTAATGGTGCAGCTTGTTGCTGTTGTGTTAATGCTTGTTGTTCACCATAAGGCATACCAGGTATTCTTCTTACAGCTTGTGTATTATCTTGTGTATTTCGTGCTGGTGGTGGAACATTTAATGCTCTCCTATCAGTACCTTTGTTACTAGAACTCCTCGTTGCCATCTTGCTCCTCATCATCATAATACATAAAAGTTGAACTGATTATCATATAACCAAAAGGAAACACCATTGGTGGCATTTCATCTCTAAATATTCTTGGTTGGAAAACTTCTTCATCCATTAATATATCATCACCAAGTTCATCAACATCACCTAATGAGTTGTGTACTATATCTGCAAACTTTTTATTAATTGACATTAGCCACCTAATCCTTGTAGTAACTGTGCTATGCCTGGTGGTGGACCCTGTGGTGGTAAGGTCGCACCTCCAAGCAATTCTTGTTCTGCCATAGGTATCTCTGGTTCTTCTGCTGTAAAGAATTTATCCAAGATATTTTGCATATCATCTGGATTTTTTCTTATCTGTACAACAGCCATAGTTGCCTTGGCATCACCCTGTTGGGCTTGTGCTAACAATGTGTCAAATAAAACTTTATCTGCTTTTTCTTTTGTAATTCTTTCATTCACTCTAACAAGGTTATCTAATCCATCTAAGTTTTCTTGTAGAGTTTGTGTGTCTATGATACCAGCTTGTAATAACTGTAAACCTGTAACAATCTTTTGTGGTTCATCATAACCAGCCATAGCACCATATACTCTTCGTGTCTTGTATGATCCTTGTATGTCAAGTGATGGATTGTATGTTTCAGAGTAAAATTTATTATCCATATAACCAGATAATGCTTTTGTCTTACCACCATACATTTTCTCATCCCACTCTAATCTCTTAGAATCAATCATCTCTATAGCATCAGCCATAACAGTATGATATTCTCTAATCATTAGAGACATACTTGCACCTAGTTCTTCTAATCCTCTACCAGTTGCGAAGCTAAGTGGAGACTGTGAATCATCAGAAACAGGGTAAGAACCACCAACACGAAGTTGTCGTTCTATTCTATCTATCTGTTGGAAAATTTGATAAGGAACATTTGATGCAGGTTTACTGACTTGTGTACCTGGCGATAAATAGTTTACAGCGAATCTACCTTTACGATATTGTCCACTCTCTATCTCACCAGATATGTTTGTTTCTGTAAAGACTGCATCTTCCATAGCTATTATTGACATCACATTAATTTTTGCCATTGAAGCCATAAGACCTATGATTTGGTCATACTGTCCTTGCAATCTGTCAAAGGCAAATTTCTTACCAATGACAAATGCTGGACCACTATCAAGTGGGTTAGGTATGAAGTCAAGAATAGTTCCTGATGTCATATGGAATATATAAGTTCCATCTAAGTTGTAATATTCTGCAATTAAATCTCCATCACCATTGGAGTTAGCCCAAGAACCATTGTATTGGTCTGTATAAGCAGAAGCATATGCGTTACCTACACCAAGAATGTTTGTTTGGTAAGCATCATCTTTTTTCATAATCTTATCTTTGCTATTTGGATAAGTATTAGCTAAAGCATCTTTTGGCACTCTACGAATAATTGCCATTTCTTTTGGTTGTTGGTCTGCACCAAAGTAACCAGGAAAACAGTTGTAAGGGTCTCTTAGTTCTGCAATAGGATAAGGAACACCATTAGCATCTTTTTTTTCTCTAATAACCCAAACAGAGAAACCATAACCAGGTAGCCATCTACCTACTTGTGGCATTTGTAAATCTAATTTTTGTACCTCATCATACGCATTAACTATACGACCAATCTTTTCTGCTTTCTGTCTTGCTCTTTCAGAATCTTTACCATTAGGTACATCTACTTTGAGGTTTGGAATACGACCTATCTTTTGTGCTAAGTGTTCTAGTCCTGACATCATCAAGTTAGGTACAGGTATTTGGAAATCTTGGAAACCTTGTAGTTGATCGCCTAACAATGCAGTAATACCATCAGGTCCACCATTCATAATTGCACGAATACGCCCACGAGTTGTGTAAGCACTTTGATTATCAAAATGTAATTGTGTTATAGCGTATTGTATTTCTTCAGGTGTCATCCTATTACCAAGGGCTTTCGTTCATATCGCTTATATTCCATTCTCCAAAACTAGGCTTATAATCTAATCCTACCTCAGCTAGTCGTTCTTTTTGTAATCTCCTAATTACTTTCATAGGAAACCAACTAGCCATAACAACATCACTCTTGTTGTTTCTACCAGATTGCTTACTAGCACCTGTAGAAAAATAAATTAGTTGCCTACGATATATATTACTCTTAGTTTCACTTTCTGCACTACCATATGGCAAACTAATTAATTCCTCTTTAAATAATTCTCTCATACTTCCAACGCCAAAGATAGGGTCAAATTTATTTTTTTGTGTCTGATGTCCTTCTAAATAAATACCCATTCTTGCACAGTAATCTTTTAAATCTTTATCTTGTCGTATTGCTCTTTGAAATCCATTCTCCTCAATAACCCAATGTGCAAGTCCATACTTCTCATACCATTTTTTAATTGTCTCTTTGGCTTGAATAATGCCACCACCTTGTTCATTCTCAATATCTACCATATACATTTTTCCTGTATCAGTATTGACTGCCCATAAGAAACAAGCCTGAAAACCTGTAGAAGCAGGGTCAAGTCCTGCAATTAAATGTGTTCCTGCTGGTATGTTTCCTATTGTTCTATTGACATCTCTACACAAATCTACTTCTTCAACATCAAACATTGTTATTCCATCTACAAATGCTTTGTTAAGATATACCATTTCAAAGATAGCTTTACCACCAGTTGTTTCAGCAGCTTGTAAACGAGAGAGTAACCATTTGTAACTACGCTTACTTGCCCATAACATACAATCAGTATGTACATCAATATCTAATTCTGGTAACACACACTCTGTACTATGTGCTTCCTCTACGATTGTTGTAACTTGTGGGTTCTCTAAAAGAAAGTTATACAAATCTTCTGGGTGCTGTCTTGAACCAATAATAACAATAGCTGTATGTTCCTCTTTACGAGATGACAAAGTAGTTGTCCACCATTGTCTTGTCTGTTCTCTAGCACTAGGTTGTATTGTTGTGCCGTGGTCCTCAATGTCATCTGCAATAATCAAATCACAGTCTCTTGATAATATCTTTCCACCTTTACCTACAGCAACCATTGTTGGGGATTTAATACCAGTTACAGTTCTTGTAGCAATAGTAAACTGTCCAGATGTCCAAGACTTACCACTTCTGTTTTTTGGTTTAAATGTTTGTCCTGGTCCACAAAAATCCTCTATGAGTTTTTCATTATGTTCTAAGTGATCTACTACAGCACCTACTGCATTCTTTGCAATCTCCTCATTACCACCAACCCACATAATCCTTACATTAGGATTTCTACATATCTGCCATACAGCAAAGTGTGTAAGTAAGTCTGTCTTGCCGTGTCGTGGTGGAGATAATATCATTTGTTCGCCACCTTCATCTATTGCTTGTAAAATACTTTGAATCCATTTCTGATGAAAGTCTGCTGTTTCGTATTTATCTCCTGTCTCTGTTTGAAAATATCTATCTCTAAAATCTTCAAATTTCTCTAAAGCTATTAATGCTTCTTTTGGTGTTTTCCAAGTTTTTTGTTTAGTTAGATTTTCTTTATCTATTAAATATGCTTCGTGCATTTTAGATACTAAAGATTTAGTTACACCTAATAAATCTGCTACATCAACTTTTTTAATTAAATTATTTGCTACTGGTTCTGCATAATCTCTAACATATTCTTCGTAATACTCACCACGCACAGCAGTCATCTGTGATGTAAAATCTTTTTGTTTTTTTTCTTTACTTCGCTTATGTTGTGCTTTACGACTGCATTGAACAGTACAGTATCGTTTATTATTATGCTGTGCTCTAAACTTAGTTTCACAGCCAGGATTGGCACAAACTTTTCGTTCAGCCATTATTTTTTTATTTTTTTTATTTTGCCATTTTCTGTTCTAGCAAACTTATGCGTTTTAGTTTCTCTAATGAGAGTGCCTGAATATCTTTTGCCACCCCACATCCAACTTACTTTCTTAGCCATTATTTTTTAAATCCATTCGTTGCGTAATATAACTTTACCTGCTTTGCAGTATATTTTCTACCACTTGGAGAATAATAATATTTTCCTTTTTTTACGAAAGGCATTTACCACATCCTACAAGACCAGTATCTTGCACTTGTCTTATCTTTAGCTGTGGAACATTTGTGTCTGGCACGAAATGAAGCTCTAGCTTTTGGGTTATCTTTTCTTATTTCCATATTTGGATCACCAAACATAACCTTCTTAACTTTCCCATTATCTGATACAAACACTTTAAATTTCTTACGACCATACCCTGGTTCACCTTTTTGAATCCTAGTGGGATTGTTTAACTTGACCTTCATTCCACGCCATTCAGCCATTATCTTCTCTTTTTTCTACCTTTATTTTTTTTCATACCTTTTTTGTATGAGTAGCCTTTACCTGGCATTATATCTCCTATACTTAGCTTAATGAGTGATTATATAAAAGGAAATAAATATCCTAATTACAAACCCTCTACTTCATATAGTAGTGGAAGGATTTGTATTGATGAGAACTGTGATACTGTTATATCAAAATATAACAAGTATAGATATTGTAATAATCATAAACCTAAAACTTATCCTCGTATAAAAGGAAGACAAGCTCCTGATGGTTTACAAGACCCTATTGATTATTAAGTAAATTTAATAAATAATCTGATAGTGATTGTGCATTAGAAAATTCATATAACGAATAATCTTTACCTACTTGTAAATCCTCAAAATCTTTTAATCTTTTGTTTAATTCATCTAAACTAAAATAAATTTCTTTTCTAAGTCCAAATTGACCTATCATCCAACATTTACCCAATGTGTGTCCTTTCTATATTTTTACCTTGTTGCAATATCATTTTTGCTAATGAGTTATAACACATATCATACATAGCTGTAGTTTTGTGTCCTGCTTCTACCATTTCAAATTCTATCTGTATTCCATTTTCATTAGCCTTTATATAATAATTATTTGAATGACCTTCGTGTGGGTCAAAACCTACCTTAATAATTGCTTCTTTAATATCTTGCTCTAGGTCACTTGTGTGAATATTTCTAAATTCATTTTTACCCCAAGCCTGTAATTCATATATTTCTGTCATATTTCTCCTTTACTTCATAATATTCTTTATATTCTTCTAATGCTAAATTTAAAACAAAAAGTATAGCTCTTTGTGTTTTATGTTTTTTATTTAATATTCTTGATATCGTGCTTTCTTGAACAGAAGTAGTAAATGCTAATTGCATATTAGTTAGTCCATATTTTTCTTTTAATTCTTTTGCTTTTTCAATTACTAAACTTTGACTAAGATCTGGATTTAAAATTAAAAAAGGAACATCTTCTTTATAATCGATTGTTTGAACGCAATATTCATTCATTGTTATACCTTTCTTTTATTTAACT